GAGCAGTATTAGTCATTTCACAAGCTGTTTTAAAGATTTGGGTATAACCATAATCATTATCTAGCTTTTGAGACCATACATCAGGTGAACCTGAACCTTCTTCAAACGCAGAACCAATTACAGTACACTTTACATCATCTTGAGCACTCAATGAGTCAGATGTTGCATTTGCAATTGTTGTACAATTTGCTGTAGTATCTGCGCTATTTTGGCTGACAGAATTAACTCTTACTTGTGTCCATGCTGGTTGAAGCCCATCATCAGCCTCACCAATTGAAATTACCATTCCTGGTAATAGCCAACTTACAGCAGCTCCACCTGAAGTATCAAATAAAATATCAGTATTACTTCCAGCAGCAGCAATAGTTTGTGCTCCTTTAAGCAAAAAAGCTCTGTCTGTAATTGATATTTTTGTTCTATCTTCTAGGAATCGGAACTGAGAATCTGAAGTAGGCACTTTTGCTACTTTAGACAGATATACGAAAAATGGTGACTCGTCTGGGCTTAAATCTGCAACTCTATCACTAAAGTCAAATAATCTTCTTGTATGAAAATCAGTATTGCTAACCCCAGGAGTTCTAGTACCATTAGCCGATAAACTGCCTCCGCTATATGTTGCCATTATTTATTCTCCTTTTATACATTATAATACATTACTTCGTTTTCCAGCTTTCATTATACTATCCCACATTTTATCAGAATCAGTTTTTCTTTGTGGTTGTTCACCATTAAGAATACCAGCAGGCGTTGGAGCTTGTTGGTTTTGACGTATCTGGTCTAGTGGGTTAGGTGCTTGTGTAGCTGGATTCTCAGCATTAACAGCTCTGAACATTTTAACAACGTTTTCAATTCCGTATTCGGCAGGATGCTTATTAACAAAATCCATGAACCCTGGAAGTTCTTCTCTTGCAACCAAGCCATCATTGACAACTTGATTTTGCAATTGAGCCTGTCCCATTTGCTTTTGAATTCCACCTAAGCGTTCCTCAACACGAGATTCAATCTGTTGATTCATTTGCTGTTCTCTATACTGATACGATTTAGATTTAGGGTCATTAAAGGCTTCCCAAGGGTCGAATTCGTCCTGACTCATTTCAATACTTTGAGGTTGTTGTGGTTGACCACTACCTTGAAGTTGTCCCATTAAATTTTGGACTAAATCTGGTCGTGATTCCAACAGTTGACCAACCTTTTCATATTTCCTAAGCTGTTCGTTTTCAGCACTAAGTTTATCTTTTTCTGATTGGAAATACTTGGCCGATTCTTCCCAATTAGTTTCTTGATTCTCTGTACTGTCGTGCCCTTCATCTTGCCCTACATTATCATCTATAAGCTGACCTTCAGGAAATTCCTGTTGATTCTCATCTTGATAAGCGTCATTTTCCATTTGAGATTACTCTCCTTTCTGCGATTTCTGTTGCTTTTCTTGAGATTGACCACGTAAACGTAATTTCTCTTGCTCCAGTTTCACCGCATTTGTTAGTTTACCAACTGCAAGCTCAGAGCCTTTCTTAGATTCAAGTTCGCTCTCTTTAAGTTTGCCTTGGAATTTTGCCACCTCAACTCTTTGTCTATTGTGAACATTCTCTCTTTGAGCTGTTTGCAAGTCACCTTTAAGCTGTTTGATTTGTTCACCTGCTTGTTGTAGTTGAGATTGTAATTGTTGCACCATGTCAGTTCTTTGCAATACACCTTGTTTATCAAATATATCTGTTTTCTTCAATGCCTCTACTCTATCTATTAATCCTGCTTGATATGCTTCCATGTAAATATTCCATTCACCCCATTTGTTAGATGGCATGGTAGAATTTCCAATAACACGAATATCAAATCTATTCAAAGTAATATCATTCTCAATTTGCATTAACTCTTTAGATTTATCATCAATGAGCCTTTTGTTAACAGTATATTCATCAATATCATTATTTGGTTGAACTATTCTAAATGTTTTTTGATAATTATAATGGGAACGAGATAAATTATAAATAACTCTCCCTAATCTTTTTAAACTTGCCTCTATATCACGTAATTTAGACTTTGAACGTCTTTGACCAAAATCTTCAAGCATCATTGTAGCAGAAGAAGTTCTTGGAGCTACCTCTGCATTTCCTTGTTGCATTTCAAATATACCCATGTTAAGGTCTATGTAATGCTCAATCATTTGTGGTAACTGTAATATTGAACCAGATAATGGTTGAGGAGAAGGAAAGTGAGGTTCACCAAAACTAGCATCATATTCTATTGTTGCATTAGGATTAGCCCAATCACGTTCTAATTCTTCTATATCCTCTACAGAACCTTGAGGTACAAGTAATTTTAGCCCCGAAGAAGCCTGTGCATGTGATGTAATTAGTGACATGGTTTTATTTAAGAAACGTTGAAAATCCTTATTTTTTCTAACGTCACCCATCGGATATGGAGTATTTGTCCATATATTCGGGACTGGTACAATTGGGTATGTATCCGTATCAAGTACAGATTCGTACAACATCACCTGTCCAACACAGCAACTGACTTTAATTCTTGTTTGTGAAACCTGCACAAGGTCAATCATTTTTTGCTCAAATGCTTTTGCAATATCTGGGTCTTGTAAATATTTCTGCAAAGCCTCATCGTCAAGTATTGCCTCTTGACCACTTCTCATGTCAACAACACGATAATAGGGAACTTTTACCTTTTCAAAGCTTTCTATAAGTCTATATTTATCGGCAGATGGTGCTCCATAATCATTGTCACGAGTTACATCTGGTGTAAATGATTTATTATTATAAGTTTGAGTTGAATCAGGATAATCTCCATCTGTATAATCAACACCTTCAACTTCATCCATGAGCATTTTACCTGTTTCTTCATTTACTTCGGCAAGTTGAGGATATAAATTTAACAGTTGTGCTTTAGTTAAAATTGTAGAAAGCATCATTCCAGCTGAGTCATCAAACCATTTGTTTCTGCTATTAGGGTCTACTACTACACGAAAAGGGTCTACATAAGTAAATTTAACTTCACCACGCCCATAATCAGCTTCTCTATCAATATAAGTATAAAAATAACCAAGACCAGTAACAGCATAATCATGTACAACTTGTTTAAAAACTTCATCTCCATCTGATAAGTCCCAAACATATTCTAATATTGTTTTCCATACATTTGCTAATTTATTATCTGAATCTTCTCTAGGTACTGCTGAGAATTTAGGTGGTTTTGATGTCATTATTGCTTTAAACTGTTCTATTGCAGAATAAAGTCTATCCATGGGAGTATTTGATTGGTTTCGCTCTGCGAGAGTATCAGCTTCATCAGCTGAATAATGATTACCTAAGTAAAAATCTATATCTTCTCTTGCCTGAGTATCCCAATCAGAGCGTGCATTAAACCATCTGCGCCACCGCTCTTTTATATCTGTTGTTCTTTTATCTTCTGGAATCATTCTATATAATTTAATTAATATTTAGTTATTTTCCAAATTAAACTCTGGCTCCTGTAATCCAGTTATAAATCTTCTTTCTTTTGGATTCCCATTGCCCTGTTAATTTATTTTTTTCTCTTTTTTCAGTACCCGCCTTAGTGTTGCCTTTAGCATGCTGACAAGCAAGCCAAAACGCATCAATACAGTCATCGTGTGACCCTTTGGGAAAGTCCATGAGTTCACCGATAAATTCATGCATGTTCTTTCTGATATGAACAGCCCCCGCTTTAAACATTGGCTGCAAACCCTCCCATAGCCTGTCTTTCTTTTTGACGTTTCCATAATTCTTTATCCCCTGTTGAATTCCTGGAAGAAACTTTCCTTCTTTTTTACTACGTTTTTGAACATAGTCTCTTAACATTTCTTGATATGCTATGGTTTCGATGTTTATCCTTTTAATCGGTCTGTATCGTTCAGTGATTTCAAATATCTTATCGGCACAGTCCATAGGGAGTACTTTATCCCTCCAATACTCAATAACGTAAAAATCATTGTCTCCAGTAACACCAACAACCATAATAACGCTAAAATCATTCCGTATCCCAAGCGTTGAAGCTGGGTCAACACCCACATAGATATTGACATACTCTTTCTTACCATTATCGAGTTGGATATACCATGACTGACATGCCTCATCAAACTTCGTCCTACCCGCATATAAACCATCATTTATATCCTCCTCTGTGAAAATTTGGTCTTCAGGAGATTTTGCCTGATTCATATACTCTTGATAAAACTTAGCAGGAACTCCAGTATCTATGTAAAATTGTTTTCTAGCCTCTAATTTCTCAATAGGCCAACGAGAAGGCCATAAAGGTTTACCAGATTCAAGTATTGCTTTGTAAGTAAGAACATCCCAAGAGAATTCTTCTTTGTTATGCTTTGCCTCACGACTACCTTGAACTATACCATTCAAAAAGCTATCATAATGAACTATCGTACCATTGCACCATAAAAAGCCACCTTTATCAAAATCAATAGCTGGAAAAACAGCAGCGGTTACCCAATCCTTAATTTGCTGACGTGATTCTGGCGTTTTAGTATTTAACTCAGATTCAAAGTCGTCTAGGATTATCCCTGTATACCTTGTAGAAAGTTGTTTCTTACCCCTTAACCGCTGAGATGTTCCTTTTGCTATCATACGACAGCCATTTGACGTAGTAAACTCACTCTTCGTCCATTTGTTCCCTTCAAGGTCTCCAAAGTAGTAATGTATGGCTGGATTTTCATATAAATGATTCATTACCCATGCAAGATTATCACATGCTTGGTCTTGAGCCTCACCAATCCAGCATATAAATTCAGGTCGGTCTACTGAAGCAAACAGTATTCTATGTAATACGGCAGTAGCTGCTAAGGTAGATTTAGCATGGTCACGGGGAAGTACCAGTGCTAGTTGCTGTATTTGCTTATCAAGGAGGAGTTGACCTACCTCGTTATGGAATGCTGGAGTTGATGAAGCTAAAAAGTCTTGTGGCGAAAATAATTTACCAAAGGATATTAAGTCTTTATAAGCTGCTTGAAGCACCTTTTCGTTTTTAGAGACATCGCCATGTAAATTTAAGTTAGCCATTTACTGAGCCAACCTTGTTGGCGAAATTTTTTTTATTGGGTTGATTTTTATCAAAATCGCCCTATTTACCAGTAAACCAACTTTTAAGCTGTTGAAGTATTGAGGGGTAATCGGCTAATCTTTCTCTACCCTCTTCTAGTGAAATTGTATCTGCAAACGCAGGATTCATTTCTATCATAGTTCTTAAAACATTTCCTTCTGTCGACCTTCTATCTTTTGTGGGATAACCAGGTACACCTCTATGAATATATCTGTCCTCCCCACCTTTTGTCTGTATCTTATAAAGCAAGTCTTCAAAAGACCCACCTCTTGGATTTCTTAATATTTC